CATATTGGCAATGGTGCCGTTCAGCACTATTGCTTCGGAGTCCGACTGTAACTTTCTAACTTCCTTAAGAAGTCTTTCTGCATATTCAAGCATGGTTCAATCTTCCATGTAAAAGGCAGACGATCTAAAACCCTCGTCTGTAGGCTTAAAACTTATTAGCAAATCTTTACGCGTTTATTACCGTCTTTTTTCTTTACATATGTTACTTCAGCAGACATTGCATCGCCGCCTTTTTTCATTTTAGCAGGCTTAGCTTTGCTATATGCAATCGCCACAGCCTGTTTCACGGCCTTAGCCTTTGACGCTGGCTTGCTAGTACCAATCTTGCCTGACTCTTTGAAGTCACCGACAAGTGTACCGATGTTGCTAGAAATTGTTTTCTTGCTACTACCTTTTTTAAGCGGCATTGTTATCTCCTTGGTTAGTTTGGCCTAACATCTGCTGTTCCATAATGGCCAACCGCTCACGGGCAATATCAGCACGTTCGTTGGCAATTTCATCTTGTGACTTAATACGGTTCTCATTAACTTGGCCAGTTTGGTCCACTTTAGCCTGCTCAATAGCCAAGCTCTTCTCTTTAGCCGCTGCATCCGCCGCGTCAGACTTGGCACGTTGATCCAACTCTTGTTTCTTAAGCTCAACGACTGGGTCTGTAGGTGGTTGATTCGCTCCAGAGATTTCATCTTGCATTGTTTTAACGTCAGCCATGGCTTGCGCTACCTTCAATGCAATCATACCCTCTTTCTGGATAATAGATATCATACCGTCAGGATCTGTGCCGTATGCCTTAAACAATTCAACTTCCACGTCCTCTTCTGCACGAATACGGATGTGTTGCAAGATATGCTTCTGCAATATTATGGCAGACATCGGATTAGCCTGCAACATAGGCGACATGCCCATGCGTAAGTGAGATTCAATGTGCGCATCATGCTGTTGACCAGCAAATGCTTTCAATTCCATTGTATCCAATACGTCCGCATTCTCTGTCGCGGGGTCCTTGGGCATTTGTGAGTTCTGTGGACGCAATATGCCGTCGATATCCCGCACGTTTAGTGCTGAATAGACCCGATAGTATGCCTCATACATGTTATGCATCTGTGGGGCCGCCTGCGCAAGCTGTAGCTGTGTTTGTGCAAGGGTTATACGTTGTGCTGTAGAGAATATGTTAGGGTCAGCAACAGGAAGTACTGCCACCATGTTGTCAAAGTCTGCTTTTTTAATCTTACGACTAGCGCCGGGTACGTCATAGGGGTACTCTTTTGGTAAGTACTGAGCAAAACCCTTAGCAAGCAGTTGAAATTCTAATTTTTGAGCATAATGCAGACGTTTATGGATGGCGGACATCACCATTGAGCCACGTTCTAACAGTGCAATGGTTGTTCCGACTGCTGCATTTTGATTACCATCACCTACTTGCATGTCCGCAGTACTTGCAAGACGCTTTCCAGCGTCGACAGTGAAGCCTAATAACTGGAAGAGTGTTTGACTAGGTTCTTTATACGGTAAAGGTAGTAATGATGACTGTAATTCAGCGCCACCAGCGTCAATATCACGCCATTCGCCCGGTTGGATAGGTGTATCCGTGTCCGCGATCCGTGCGCCTTTGGCCTTGAAGCCTGCTGGCAGGTTAGAGAACGTACCCGCGTCAAGTAATTGACGTAATGCAGACGTTGCTGTCTTAGAAAGGCTGCCAATTAAGTGAACAAAGCCCAAGCCATACGCACCAAGGCCCTCGATTAACACATAATGCACAAAATAATTGGTACGGCGTTTTAATTCGTCGCCTTCTGCCCAGTTACGTCGTACACCAAGCACTTTTCCGCTCACTTCGTCAAGCGTTACAATGTATGGAAGCTTAATTCCTGTGATTTCGCCGTCTTCATCCGTGTCTTCAAAGCCTGGAATGTCATAATCCACTTGAAATTCAAGTAAAAACACTTCTTCGGCTTGGTCAGAAGGGGTTAATCCTGTTTGACGGTCAACACTTTCTTGAATTTGGTCTTGGTCAGGGTCAGAAGTCTCTGATTGAGTGTCTAAGTCTAAATATTCACCCGCTACAACACGCTTTCTAAACTCGTTTGCGTCCATTGGCACGTGATGCGTGATCCGTGGACACTGGCTCATGACACTTGAGCCTGTGTAAGGGATGTATAAGTCGTCAGCAAGCACTAACTTGCTCACCATTCTGTCTAATTGTGCATTAAAATACACTTTTTTGAACACAGAACCACCGTAACCTAGGTAGAAAAGTGCTTGGTCCATCTCTGGCGTGTACTCTTCCATCACTGTGGTCAGTTCGTAGTTCATAAAATCTTGAACACGTGCCGCTTGCTGTAATTTTTCTACTGTTTCTTTGCCTAAGACCTGCGCTCTAACAGGTCCATCTGCTGGCATTAGTTCCTTCATCGCCTGCGCTTGGAACTGCACTACCGCTTCTGTCAACATTGGATGTACTGCACCGGCTGCGCCACGGAATGGCTTGGTGCGTTCTTCCATTTTCAAGCCTAACAGCTCAAGGCCCTTGGCATACATCTGCTCCCAGTCACTACGAGACGCTTTGTCAGCATCAAATAATGCCATTAAGTCAATTGACATACGGTTTAAATCGTCTTCGTCAACCACTTCTGCTAGGTTGGCGTCAAACTCTACGTCCCCTGCCTCGTCTTCACCCATCTCAACCGTAGCACCACCATCCTCTTCCAAGACGATTTCGATTTCGGGCATGCCTTCCTGGTCAATCTCAATAGATGTTTCAGGGGCTTGGTTAACTACTTTGTCAATTGGCATAGGGTATTGTCCGAGTATTTTTAGCAGTACAGTATATCATTTTCCGTAGTGTACTTGGAATATACTATCTTGCGCAAGTGTTACTTCTTTGTTTTCGTTTTTTTTACGCGGGGTAAATCAGGCATCGCCTCTATACTACTAGGGGACATTATTCCCGGCATTTCTTCCCCTCCATTAAAATACCTGATTTCAACAGGCAGGCTGTTCCATCCTAATTTGTCAGCAACCATAATCCTATGATTACCTTCGCTAACATACGGTATGCCTCTTTGGTCTACAGTAATAAATGGTGCGTATTCTTTACCCTTATAAGAAGGAGGTAATTTTCCCGTTTTGCTCATGTGTTGGGTAAGCCATTCAATAGATTCAGGTCTTACATTATCCTGTTCTCCCCGCATCCCTCGTATATTACGGAGAACACTGACGGGGATATTCTGTTCTTCATCAAAACCGCCAGTTAACGTACCCATTCTTTCAGGAGTACCAAACTCATTCATGCCCTCATCTGAGGCCAGTTTTCTTTTATGTTCTAGCCAGCTTCCACCCGGGTTATCTGCCCACTTCCTTCCCTTAATGATACCTCCCATAGCAGGAATACCCGGAATTAACCCTAGTCCACTCAGCCCTGCTCCTACGTAGTCTTTATCCTTTAAAGCCTGATATAACTCCGCTGCGGATTGAATATCCCCTGTCACAGGAATAAACGAATTGATAAACAACGCTGCGTCCTTAGCACTAATGTTCTCGTTTTTTAATCCCTGTTTTATAGCGTCTATATTTTCTTGTATTCTACTTTTTGCAGGTTTGTCTTCCGATGTGACGTCACCACCATTCTCAAACTTCTTTGTCTTTTTTGATTTATACGCAGCGGGTATTTTAAGATTAATGTCTCTTCCTTCCCTACCTAAGGCCGCCATTCCCATGTATGCGGGGACAGTCTCTAACAGACTAAAGCGAGAGGGGTCCTTATACGCATCTTTTATAGCCTCTCCATACTTAGCTATAGGGCCCATTTTTTCATACTTTTCCACAAAAGGTAAATCAGATTCATTAATGAAATCCCAGCGGTCATTGACAATAGCATCTCCGCTTGGGGTTTTTTTATAATTAAAACGTCCTATGGTATTGGCTAAATTTACTGACTCATCTGCCAGATCCTGAGGAATCCCTGTAGGATTCTGATAGTTAGCGTAGTCTTTGTACTGAATATTCCCTTTTCCCTTTTTAAGGCTTTCCAAGTTCCTTCTGGCAATTCCGGATTCTTTTTCAAACATCCCTTTTTGTCTTTTTAATTCCTGTTCTTCCAGGAAAGACTGTTTATGTGCGTCAGTCCATAGGGCTACCTTGGCAGGTATTTTATTAAATTCTGTTTTTCTATTACGCAGTTCTTTATCAATATCCACCAGTGCCGCTTTATTCTCTTCTAAAAGCGAGGGTTCTTTATTTAGTCTAGCCTGCTCAGTTTCTTGGATAATACCTGCATATCCTGCCAACTCATCCTCTGTCAAATCCTTATTAGTAAAAGGCTTTGTCCTGTCCCCTAATAACGTCTGTGCCGCAAAACGAATATTAGAAGGCACTGCCATTTTCCAGCCTTCGTATGCCACATCTGCCGCTGGGTCTACTACATTAGACTTCAAATAGTTAAGCGCGTCTTTAGCAGCAGAAGTTACATCACCGCCGTCTTCAAACCGCTTGGTATATTTGATGCCAGCATTGTAGTAGTCCTTGCCGTCCCTTTGTGGGACATACACACCCTCGGCAGACACGTCACTAGTAGGGCTCAACTCCTTACGGATAGCTCCGGTAATCACAGGCTGCTTAGTCTCAGGGTCATACACATACTGCACTTCGTAATTGCCTATACGACCATGGCCCACGTAACTCGCGCCAACTTGACTTAACTTCTTTCCGCCTACATCCACGTCAGCAAAGGCCTGAAAACCATCCACATCCTTACTCACACGGGTGTCGTACTTACCTTGACCCCTTGACGAGCGCACTTCTTGCACGTCAACAGGGCCCGCTTTGGTACGTGAGTTTTTCAATAGCCACTGCTCAAGGTCCATGGACCGCGGGTCTTGGACCGCTACTGCCTCACCTCCGTCCTCAAACGAGCTTACCCCTGCATGTCCTGCCAAATTATAGGCTTCTGGATTGGCAAAGGCGCGGATACCGCCTACTCTAGACGCGGCCTTATTCTGCGCTGCCGCAGCCAATTGGGCCTGATAGGCGTTTATATCCAAATCACCCTGTGCTGTGGGAAGGGTAGGTGCTGCTGGTTCCGCAATGCCAGCATATGCCGCCTCTGTTTTTCCTGCATTCCAGTCCGCCACCCACTTGTTGTATGCGTCCGAGTAGGCAGCATGGTCCGTTGCATACTGATTGTGTGCGTTAAAATAAGCTTCGTCTTCTGCTTTTAATTTAGGTTTTACGTTTCTTGCTGCCGCATTTAACATCCCACCCGTGTCTTCCACTACACCCCCTGCAGCCATCTTAGCTGGCTGACTAATCCCAAGGGAAGCATAGGACTGTTGTACACGCTTTTCGTAGTCGTTGTCAAAGGGCGGAGTGTTATTCATTCGATAGTCCTAAAAGTCTTGTTGCAATATTTCCTAATTGTAGTCCTCAATAGTACTCGAACGCAACATCTTGTTGCTTATCCTCTTCCATTAAATCCGTGCCCAAAGAAATAAAATTACCCGCCCTGAATCGCATCATCGCTTGAACAAAACTGTCAACCAAATCGTCGTTGTCGCCTTTTGGGAATGCCGCGCATTCTTCCACTAATTCCTCTGCCCAGTCCGTGTCCGGGGCCCACACCATGCCTGACTCCAACATAGGGGCCACAGAATGCGCACGCGATACCTTGTCCTGCCCACTGCGTCGACCTCCTGGCGAATACATAGTCACAGGAATACCCACCCTTCTCAACTCCTGCTGAAGCGTGATCCCTGTCGCTTTGGCCTCGATCAGCACGTTGTCAGGCTTCCACAAGTCATACTGCTCCTTGGCAATACGTTTAAGTTCAGGAAAATCCCATCGCCCCTTTGTTACGTCCAACAAGATAATATTAGGCCCTGAGTCCACATCAGGGTAAAACACACCCCACGTCGTAATGGCAGAAAAGTCAGCCGTCTCTTTTTTAGAATAAGCAGTATCGTAGGACTGCATAACATATTCAACCTCTGGAGGCTCGTCCGAGGGCCATACTTTCCACCAATCCCGCTTCAATATAGCACCTTCATCGTTAGAAGGCTGCTGTTGCCACTGGGCCTGCCACTTCTGCGGTGATAAAGAGGCTTTGACCGCGAGCAACTCTTCAAGCTTCCAGAACGTGGGCCACAAGGGATTGCCACTAGGCAAAATAGCAGGAAATTCAATGACCTCCCAGCGATCGGCATTGTGACTCTTCTGCGCCTTGACAAGACGTGCACTTAAATCCCGGCTTGACCAGCGGGTCATGACTACGACTACGGCCCCTCCAGGCTGTAACCGTTGACGAGGTCCGGAGGTATACCATTCCCATGCGTTCTCCATGGCGAGCTCTGACAAAGCGTCCTGCTCCGAGTGCGGGTCATCAATGATCAACAAGTCCGCACCACGGCCCGTCATCGCGCCTCCAACCCCACAGTTATGTGTCAATACGCCTTCTGCAAAAAAGGTGTGATCACCGTCCGTCAAGAAGTTGATGAATCCTTCCCCCTGGTGCGTGGTCCGTGAAACGTGACCCGCTAAACGTACTCCCAATAATAGCCCGCATAGGTCTTGCGTTGTTTTTCCAAGACCCGCCATATCCCCTTTAAGGCCGCAACCGGTTTTGGAAAATGTTTTGATGCCTCGGACAAGGAGCTGTGCTGCCGCACAACGGATCCATCCAAGACCTTTTGGAGCACCATACATTGAAAGTTCTTCTTCCTGTACTTCTGCTCGTCGAATGGATTGTGTTCCTTCTTCAAACGATACGCTACCGCTTCTGGGGTGATGCCCAGCTCTCTTGCTATTTGCGCTAACGTCTTCCCATCGATTGTTACATTGCCTCGTCGATTGTTGGACTGTTGAATAGGCGTCTCCCAGCGACAATTGTCCGGGCTGTAAGGCCCGTCGTTGTCTATTCGCCCAATCGTATGCAGAGGAGACGGTGGCTCTCCCATGTCTTCCAAGAAATTCTCGAAGACTAGCCAGCGCTCGGATACCGTAATGCCTCGTCCCCCATAATTGTTCCACTTCTCGTTCTTGGGGTTTAAACAACGAGACTTCATGTTGTACCATCGCCGGTACAAAGGCGTGTTCCAAATAACCATAGGCCCTCCTTAGGTAAGCCTTTATTCTATTCAAAATACTCTCCACACACAATACATCCGTTGAATTAACATGGGCAGCGTATACCCAACCACGGTTCATGGTCCAAATGGGATGGCTCGCGGAGCAATCTAATCCTGCAATATTGAATGTCTCACTATGCTTGGAGTGATAAATCTTTTGCACCGTAACGGACTTACCGCAGTTTAACAAAACATCACCCTCTTTAATCCTATCCGCGGATAAAGGACCACGGACCGTGCGTACTAAAGCATAAGGGCGCAGACAGGCAAAATATTCCCCACCATGGTCCGTGTCCCACCGACCCGCGGCCTTGGAGTCTGCTCGAAGGGCCACATTTGAAAAGACCTGCTTGTATTCTTCAGAGTCCATCAGGTTACGCACCTTACGGCCGAACCGCACAGCAAGCTCTCCCGTGTGGGTCGCTTGAATAATCTTGGTTTTAGGCTTACGGCCCATGATAAAAGCGGGTAGCAGATAGGATGAGAACTCAGATTTTGTGTGCCTCGGGGGCATATTTATGATCAGTCTTTTCAAGGTCCCCTCTGCTAAACGGTTAAAGGCATCTGCCATTTTTTCATGGTGAGCGCCAAAGATTCCGTCAGGCCACATATATTTTGCAAAGGACAAGAAGTCCATTTGCGATTTTTCCTGTGCTTCTAGTTGCAGTAGTCGAAGCTCTAATCTAGCCGCTTCAATAGAGGCTTGTTCAGCCGCAGGGGTGCTAAGCATATGTTTTCATTCTCTTTAATTTTTG